TGACAACACCCAACTGCAGGAAGGCTATGACATGTTAGCAGGTGCAACTAAGCTGATAGGTCATAACGTAATAGGATATGACATCCCTGTTATTAAGAAACTTGCAGGTGTAGATCTGTTTAGTAAGAAGATTGTAGATACACTAGTGCTGTCTCGTTTGTTTAAGCCAACTCGTGAAGGCAACCACGGCTTAGAGGGGTGGGGCTATCGCCTTGGATTTAAGAAGGGTGACTTCGGTCAGCAAGAAAATGCTTGGGATGCTTACACACCTGAGATGCTAGAGTACTGCAGGAATGATGTACTTCTCAATACTAAAGTATATGAAGCGTTGAAGGTTGAGAGCCGTGGGTTCACACCACAGTCCGTACAAATAGAACACGCTGTAGCTAAGATTATTGATCAGCAACGAAACAACGGATTTTTGTTGGACGTTCAGAAAGTGATGGGCTTGATGGCTATGTTTGAAACAAAGCTACACGATCTAGAGACAGAGGTTCACGAGGAGTTTCGTCCTGTAACTACAACACAGATACTCAGCCCTAAGTTTACATCCACTGGTGCATTAGCTAAGACAGCGGTAGATCAACACGGTAAAGGAACTAGGCTACACGAAGATGAATATGAGCGTATGTCTTTAGACATAAACTGTAAGCCTATTGCTAGACGTACCGAGACACCATTTAACTTAGGTTCACGCAAACAGATTGGTGAGTACCTAATTCGTTTTGGTTGGAAGCCGTATAAGCATACACCTACAGGTCAGCCTATTGTGGACGAAGCAACCTTAAATAAAGTTAGAGGTATTCCACAGGCTTTATTGATTGCTAAGTACCTCATGGTACAGAAACGCTTGGCCCAAACTAAGAGTTGGATCAAGGAGCTTGATGAAGACACAGGTAGAGTTCACGGCTACGTCAATCCTAATGGTGCAGTGACATCGCGCATGACTCATTCACATCCTAACATGGCCCAAATTCCAAGTAGTAACTCACCCTATGGTAAAGACTGTCGTGCATGTTGGACAGTGCCAGAAGGTTACAGACTATGCGGTATAGACGCTTCTGGGCTTGAGCTTAGAATGTTGGCACATTATTTAAATGACGAGGGCTATACAAATGAAATCCTTAATGGAGACATACACACCACTAATCAAACTCTTGCAGGACTTGAGTCTAGAAATCAGGCAAAGACTTTTATCTATGCCCTCTTGTACGGAGCAGGAGATGCAAAGCTTGGGTCTGTGGCTAACAGAGGTAGAGCAGGTGGCAAAGTCCTTAGACAACGGTTCTTTGATAACCTACCATCATTTAAAACTCTTACGGACAGAGTACAAAGAGAAGCTAAAACAGGATTCATTAAAGCACTAGACGGTAGACGGCTTACCGTTCGCTCAGAACATGCCGCCTTGAATACCTTGTTGCAAGGTGCCGGAGCAATCGTGATGAAACAAGCACTTATACTTCTAGAAGAAATGATTACTAAGAATAGATTAGATGCTAAGTTTGTAGCTAACGTCCACGATGAATGGCAAATAGAAGTAAGAGCAGATCATGCAGATGCTGTTGGCAAGCTAGGTGTTGCGGCAATTGTTGAAGCAGGAAAGATACTTAATCTTAACTGTCCTTTAGATGGGGACTATAACGTAGGGAGTAATTGGAGTGACACACATTAATAAAAGCATGGAAGTTAATAGAAAGGGTGACCTCGCAGAGAACTATGCAATAACTTGGTTGTGGGAACAAAACTATGAAGTATTTAGAAACGCAGGAAGAACAGGCGAAATAGATTTAATAGCTGTTGATCCTAATCAAGTTGTAGTAAAGATAGATGTTAAAACAATGCATGTTTTCGATAATGGTGAGGTAATGATTAAGTCTTGTCGTACACCGCGTCAGAAAAAAATAGGCGTTGTGATACTGGGATTTGATCCGTCCACAAAAAACTGCCGTTGGATTAAGCACACCGATCATTCTAATGTTATTCAGTTACAACTCGCAATCTAAGTCTATATTCACTACAGGAACAGCCCCATGAAATTAAATACATTAGTACCTGACATCTATAAACACTTAGAAAGTTTATCAGACGGTGTGCCTTTACCTTTGACTGAGGCTGAGATAGATAAAACAGTAGCTGATATGAAACAGGCGCTTATCTCTTGGGCAACACCTAGAGAACGCGATAAGAAGTTTACTGTTCGTATGTCAAATGTAGGGAAGCCTTCTCGTCAGTTGTGGTATGAGAAGCGCGACCCTCAAGGACGCGGTGGCATTGATGGGGCAACACAGATTAAGTTTCTGTACGGCCATCTTCTTGAAGAGATCGTGTTGATGCTAGTCCGTATGGCAGGACACAAAGTAACGGACGAGCAAAAAGAAGTTACAGTTAACGGTGTTGTAGGTCACATGGACTGTAAAATTAACGGTGAGGTGGTCGATGTTAAGACTGCCTCTCGTTTTGCTTTTAATAAGTTCAAGGAGGGACGCTTAGCACAGGACGATCCCTTTGGTTACTTAGGTCAGCTTGCAGGGTATGAGGCGGCAGAGGGTACAGAAGCAGGTGGATTCTTGGTGTTAAATAAAGAGAGCGGTGAGTTGTGTATGTACGTCCCTGATGATCTTGATAAGCCAAATATTCAGGCCAGAATTAGTTCTCTTATACCTGCTTTAGACTTTGATACTCCACCCGAATTGTGCTATTCTCCAGTACCTGATGGCAAGAAAGGAAACATGAAGCTATCAAAAGGGTGTAACTGGTGTAAGTATAAGTTCAAATGTTATGCAGATTCTAATGATGGTAAAGGTCTACGAACTTTTAAATACTCCAACGGACGAGCATACTTAACAGAGGTTGTAGTCGAGCCTAAAGTAGAGGAACTACTATGAACGGAAGAAAAGCTAAGCGAATACGAGCGCACTCAAGTACTATATTTGTAGAGTGGTTTAAGACTTTAGTCACTGAGGAAGAAGGCCAGAAAATAAACACTAAAAACTATACAAACTATATGCCCGAGCAGACACACTTTATGGCTCACCGTACTATGCACCGCAACGCTTATCATCCTAAGTGGATAGGTAACAAGATACTCCGCTTACTTAAAGCTAACCCTAAACGTGAAATAGAAAGCATTACTCTTGGAGAGATCAATTGAGTATTGAAGAGATGATCATTGCTACAGGAAGTTACTTGTACAACGCAGGTGGCTTTACTAATTCTATTGTAGATATAGAAGAAGATTTTCTTCAAGACCTACAGATGTTAATAGAAGCAGAGCTAGAGCGCAGGGAGGTAACCATCCATTGAAATCGGTTAAGAAGGGATACCGCAAAGCGCGGATCAAGCGTCCAGTTGAAAAGAATCTAATTAAAGGATACGATTCTAACTGGGAGTATGAGTTACATACAGGCATCCTAGATGTTTGGAGTTTCCACACCGATAAAGTTTCATACTCTATCGACCACAACTACCACCCAGATTTTATCAAAGAGATTGACGGCAAGAAGATTCTGCTTGAAGCTAAGGGAAGATTCTGGGACTATGCTGAGTTCAGTAAGTACATCTGGATAAGCAAAGCACTTCCTTCAGACACTGAGCTAGTGTTTCTTTTTGCTAACCCTAGTGCGCCAATGCCACAAGCTAAGCGTAGAAAAGACGGAACTAAAAGAAGCCACGGCGAGTGGGCAAGTGCTAATAACTTTAGATGGTTCAGCGAAGAGAGCATCCCTGATAGTTGGATTAACCCAAAGAAGAGGGAGAGTTTTGACTGACATTAGCCGTAAAGACGAAAGGCGCGATAGGTTTTTAAGGAAGAAGAAGTTTAAGAAGATTAACTCTGCTTCTAAATTAAAAGATACTAAGCGCAAAGAACCTCCCATTAACCTTTATACAGAGATAGAACATGACCAGACGATTAAATGACGCAACACCATCAGATTGGGATAGAGTACGTAAAGAACATCCTGCTATTGATAAAAGCACAATAGACAATCAGCCTTACATTGATATGGCTATGAAAGAAGCACATGAATATGGACACGAAGAAGCTATACGAACTGCTTTAAAGGATCTTGCAACTAGGAAGCCTACGCTTGAAGATGTAGTCAATAAGCCAAAGCATTACAACACTGGTAATATAGAATGCATTGAAGCCATTGAAGAGTCTATGTCTTCGGTAGCTTTCAAGGGCTACCTCAAGGGTAACTGTATGAAATACCTTTGGCGCTATGATTACAAAGGCAAGCAGGTAGAAGACTTACAAAAAGCTATGTGGTATCTAGCATTATTAACAGACAAAGTAACCAAGGAGAACAATTAATGGATCAGTATCAACAGTTTATACACAAGAGCCGCTACGCACGTTGGATACCAGAGCATAGCCGCAGAGAAACATGGGCAGAAACAGTCTTCCGCTACGTGCAGTTCTGGAGAGATCGTGAGCAGATTACAGTCAAGGAAGGACAAGAGTTGTATGACGCTATCTTTAACCTAGAAGTCATGCCCTCTATGCGATGTATGATGACAGCAGGTGTAGCACTGGACAAAGACAACGTAGCAGGATTCAACTGTAGTTACCTACACATTGATTCTCCGCGATCCTTTGACGAGTTGATGTATGTTCTTATGTGTGGTACAGGTGTAGGCTTTAGTGTTGAGCGTAACTTTATCAACAAGCTTCCAGAAGTTGCTGAGAGTTTCCAC